TTCTGCAATTGTTGCAGTTGTACTTTCCATTCAAAAAGGTTTTCCAGCAGCAGGATTTTTAGATGAAGCCGTTGTTTTACCTATATTAATATTTCAATTAGTATCTATATTAAAAAATGCTTCACTACTAGGATTATTACCACAAGGTTTATTATTACAATTATTAGAAAATATTGATAATTATAAAGATAATGCAATAGCTAATATAAAAGAAACAGATATTCCACAAGAACAAATAGAAAATTAATTATATGAAAAACAGGATACTTATTTTATTTATTTTTTTACCATTACTTTTATTTAGTTGTAGTAGAAAAAGACTTCCATCTAAAACTACACCTATAGTTATTACAAATGACTGTGATAGTTTAATCAAAGAATCATTAAAAACTTTACAAAACCAACCTACTAACATTCCATGTGATGATAGTTCTTTTATTGATTTTTGTAACATTTTAAGAATACATAATATAGATTTAATTAAAAAATTATCAGATAAAGATCACATCATATCAACATTAAATCAAGTTATAGATAGTTTAGAAAAGAGACCTTTAACAATTATTGATAAAAGTAGAACTAAAATTAGAAATTCAAATAATACTAAAATTAAAAATAGTAATAATGAAACAGAAATTTATAAGTTAAAAAATTCAATAATTGCAAAAGATAGTGCATATTTAGCTTTAGAAGGAAAATTTATTGCTTTAGGTGCTAAGATAAAAGATATGCCAAAAAATGGTTCAAGTACTGGAGAACAGTCACCTGCAACTAATAAGTCAGGTAATACTTCAAATACAAATAAAGCTGCTTGGTATTTATGGTTAATTGTCTTTGTTGCTGGAGGTATAACATCTTTAGGAACAAGAGCTATAATAACAAAAACTATATAATATGGACAAAGTTACACAGGACAGAATTAAATTACTTCATCCTAAAGTAAGAGATGAAGTAACTAAGATTATAGAAGAATGTAATTCTAAGTTAACACAACATTCACAAGTAAGAATAGTTCAAGGATTAAGAACTATAGAAGAGCAAAATGCTTTATATGCTAAAGGTCGAACTAAACCTGGTCCAAAAGTTACTAATGCAAAAGGGTTAGACAGTAATCATGTTTTTGGAATTGCGTTAGATTTCTGTTTATTAATAGATAATAAAGAGATTAGTTGGGATATTAAAAAGGATTACGATCAAGATCAAAAGGCAGATTGGTTTGAAGTTATTGATACCTTTAAGAAATATGGTTGGAGTTCAGGAAGTGACTGGAGAACATTTAAAGATTATCCACATTTAGAAAAATTATTTGGATTAACATTAAACCAATTAAAACAAAAATATTTAAACAAAGATTTTATAACTAATACAAAATATGTTAATTTATGATAGGTATTTATAAAATAACATCTCCTTCAGGAAAGATTTATATTGGTTCTAGTTTAAATATTAATAAAAGAATTAATTATTATAAAAGTAATAATTGTAAAGGTCAAGTTAAACTTTATAATTCATTATATAAATATGGATGGGAGAATCACAATCTTGAAATTTTAGAAGAATGTGAATTTGAAAAATTATATGAAAGAGAAAGACATTATGGAGAATTTTATAATGTATTAGATGAAAATGGTTTAAATTGTGTATTACCTAATAATGGTGAAAAAAGAATTGGAGTTTCAGAAAGCACTAAGTTAAAAATGTCTTTAGCAAAAAAAGGAAATAAGAATACTTTTTTTGGAAAAACCCATACAATAGAGACAAGAGAAAAAATAAGAAGTACACATTTAGGTAGAAAATTATCTTTAGAACATAGGAAAAAAGTCTCTCAAAATAGTGCTAAAGTAAACTCTAAGAAAGTTCTTGATGCTTTGACAAATATAGTTTATAATAGTATAAAAGAAGCAGCTATAGCTTTAGGATATGTTCATAGTACATTAAGAAGTAGATTAAACGGAGGATTAAAAAATTCAACTACTTTAACATACTACGATTCTTAAATAATAATTATTTAATCTTATCAAAGTTTAGCTAATTATTTTGTATCTTTGTATACTAAATTAAAACTAAAACATCCACATGGAGAAAAGAAAAGAATTAATTGATTATATTTTAAAAAATGGTAAAACTCATACTTGGTATGAACTTGCTTTAAAATTTAATATTAGACCTGGTAAAAACAGAAAAGAAAGAACTAAAGCTGCAAACGATGTTTGGAGAGGATATGAAAGATCTTCACAAAGTAAACCAAGTATAGGATTCAACTATAATAAATTCAAAGGTTCTATAGAAGAGTTATTTTCAGATAAACCTTCTTTCATAACAAAATCAGCTATAGATGCTGCAAAATCATTGTGGAAAACTCTACCTGATTCACTACAACCAAAATCTGTAGAAGCATTAGAAGAACAAATTGAAATTATTAAACAATTACAATCAGACTTTAGAAAAGCTAAAGTGTTTAAAATATCTAAAGAACAAGAAGATCTTATAGATATTTATAATTCAATTGTAGAAGAAAAAGAACATTCTCGAAAAAGATTATTCTTTGATATTGAAACATCTCCTAATATTGTATTTTCTTGGAGAATAGGTCATAAGATAAATATCTCTCATGACAACATTATAGATGAAAGAGCTATTATATGTGTGTCATATAAATGGGAAGGAGAAAGTAAAGTACATTCTTTGAAATGGAATAAAGGTGACGATAAAGAGTTGTTGGAACACTTCTCTAAAATTATAGATTCTGCAGATGAAATCGTTACACAGAATGGAGATAGATTTGACATCAAATGGTTGAGAGCAAGATGTATTTATCATGGTATTCCAATCAGTCCTAAATTCAATTCTATTGATACATTGAAAATGGCTAAAGCTGGATTCAACTTTAACTCAAATAGGTTAGACTATATGGGTTCATTCTTAGGAGTAGGTGAAAAATTAAAAACAGGATATGATTTGTGGAAAAGAGTTATCTTAGATGATGATAAAGAAGCAATGAAAGAAATGGTTGAATACTGTGAGGAAGATGTTAGATTGCTTGAAAGAGTTTATGATAAACTTCAGCCTTACTGTCCAGTTAAAAAGTTTAAATATATAAAGAAATAATTAATGAAAATAAACGAAGCAATATCAAGATTAAGAATACTATTAGAAAATGGTATTGCAAGTGATGATACACAGCTATCTAACAGATTTCTATATTCTATTCTTAAAACATTAAGAGCAAAAAGAATTAGACAGAAGTTAGATAGCATTTTATATTTGTCTCCTTTCTATTATAATACTATTGATTGTCTTCCTTTAGAATTAGGAAAGTTTGCTGATTGTCCTTGTTTTACAAATGACTGTAATATTTTAAGAAGTAAATATAAAATACCTAAAGTAATGTCTACAAGAAATAAACTTGCTATAAAAGGTATTACTACTATTCAAGGAAAGAGTTTGTATGAAACAACTCCTACAAAAGATGAATATAAACAATATACTAATACTAAAAAAGAAGGTTTATTTTATTTTATTCATAATGGTTACCTGTATATAACAGGTTCAACTACTTTAAAGGTAGTTACTTTTACAGCAATCTTTGAAAATCCTTTAGATCTTGCTGGTATTAATGCATGTGATCCCGATGGAAATAATTTACCTAATGCTTGTTTTGAACCTAAAACTCAAGACTTTCCTATTGATGAAGATTTATTCGATGATGTAGAAGAAATGGCTTTAGAAAAATTATTTAAAACAATGGTTAGACTACCAAATGATTCTGAAAATAATGCAAGAGATGCACAATTGGTTAATGATTTAGAATAAAAACTAAATAAAAATTAGTGGGTAGAAAAAGATTAAAAAACAATATTACTTTAAAAAATATATGGTATACATATCCTTATAGATACAATCAAAAAAGTTCACATTATGTAACACAATCACAATTTAGAAACATAGCAAAAGATTTTTTTAAATTACTTTCAGAAGAAATGATAAATTCAGCCTATGAGTATAAATTACCTCATAGGCTTGGTATTTTAAGAGTGAAAAAGTTTAAAGGATTAAAAAGACAAGTTGATTGGGGTTTGACAAATAAACATTATAAAGAAGAGAATGCAACAAAGCCTTCTGGTTCAAAAAGTTTTATTTATCATAACAATAAACATTCAGCAGGTTATACAGCAAGATGGTGGTGGACAATGAATAAATGGGTAAAGTATAATCAAATTTTTAGTTTTGTTGCAACAAGATCAAATAAAAGATTACTTGCACAATCTATAAAAAACGATAATGTAATTATTAAATATAAAGAATAATGATAACAGATAAATTTGTTTCAATAAGAACAGTGATTCCTGATGTATTAGATACATTGGATGAATCACTGTTTTCTATTGGAGATGTTTTAGAATGGGCTTCTAAAGCCATGGCTCAAATGAATATATATGAAACCTTTGAAGAAACTGTTGTTATAAAACAGGTACAAAATTATGAAACATTTTTACCATGTGGTTTATTACAAGTCAATCAAATTTTATATAAATTAAGTGATACTTTTACAGAAGAAGATTTATGTGAATGTAAAGCAGCTAATCAAGTTTATAAAGATTTTGCTGCTAAAAATTTTATTAATTCAAACTATGTTGGTAGAAATTGGTTGCCGCTAAGAGCATCTACTAATGGATTTATTACATCTGTTCTTTGTAGTAATTCTCCTAATCTTATTACCAATTGTCAAAAAGAATATACTATTTTACCATCAGGTAAAGTAGTTACTTCATTTAAAGAAGGTTGGATTATTATATCATATCTTCGTGCACCTATGGATGAACATGGAGATTTTCTTATTCCTAATGATGAAGAACTAGTTCAAGCATTACGTTTTTATATAATGTTTAGAATGTGGGAAAGACGATGGAATATGAAAGAAGAAGGTGCAAAAGAAAGATTTGAATTTTACCATGGTAAATGGGGTCTTTATAAAAACATGGTTAGAGGTAGTGCAAAATTACCTTCATCAGATCAATGGCAAAACATCATTGAATACTCAACTTCTTTATTACCTAAGAAAGATAGATACTATAATTATTTTGGAACATTAGGAGTTCCTGACACAACATTCTTTTAATAATGGCTACAAATAATTTTAATAAAGGTTTATTTACAGATTCTAGAGAATTCTATCAACCAGATGGAACATATCCTTTTTCATTAAACTCAGTAGAGGAATCTATTAATGGTTCTAATAATGGAAGTATAATTAATGAAGAAGGTAATCTTGAGTGCTTAAATTTACCAAAAGGATCTAATCCTATAGGTTCTATTTTATTATCTCAGAATGAACTCATATTATTTATAAATAACCCAGATGCTATATTGCTTGTCAATACTGCAAACTGTACCTATACAACTCTTATACAAAATGCTTGTTTAAATTTTACTAAACAAGTTCAAGGAGTTTATCGTGTTATTAATGGATGTGATAGAATACTTTATTTTGTAGATGGTGTTAATGATGATAGAGTTATTAATATAGATGATATAATAAGAAATCCTACTTCTCATAATTACTTAAATAAGTTTGGAGTATTTGATTGTGAACTTATTAAAAACAAAAGAAATTTTGATTTAGCATGTGTTAAAGATATTACAGTCAACAATACAGGAGGTAATCTTGAATTAGGAGTTTATCAAATTATTCTTCAATATGAAGATAGTTTAAATAATGGGGAAAACTACTTCGCTCATTCTCTGCCGATACCTATCACATATGGAAATTATAATAGCGATTATAAGGATATAATAGGTGGAGATCCATTAACTTTTCCTCAAACAACCAAATCAATTACTTTTACTATTGCAGGTATAGATCAAACTTATGCTTACTTAAATATTTTAGTAGTTCATACTAAAAATCAAATTAAGACATGTTATATAGTTGATAAATTATCAATTGTAGAAAATGAATTAGTTTATACATTAACAGATTTAACAACAACTGACAGTGAACAAATTCCAATTGATAAAGTTATTGTTAGTCAAAACCCTTATAAAATATCTGAAACAATTACTCAAATTGATAACAGATTAATAAAAGGAAATTCTAAACAAACAGTTAGAGATTATGCAGAATTTCAAAGATTAGCGAATAATGTAGAAGTTACATATGTAACTAAACCTATATTATATCCTAATTCTGATACTAAATCAGGTTTATCTAAATCATCTAAAAGTTATTCTGATTATAGAACTTACATGAGAGATGAAATTTATTCTTTAGGTTTAGTATGGGTTTTTACTGATGGTTCTGAAACTCCTGCATTTCCTATTCCAGGTAGACAAAAGAATGTTTCTCGATTTGGTCTTTTCCCAGCATCTGACCCTAATACTCATTCAAGACCAAATAATAATACAGGAGTTGGAAATACAGAATGGGATAGTGCTTTAATATTAGCAGGTACTTACACTGGTCCAATTTTATCTCCTTCTGAAGAATATAAACATTTGTTACCTGAAGATTTCATTAAAGACAGTGGTGATCTTTATGTTGAAAGATGGCAAGCTTATAATACAGCTTATAGAAAAACATTAAACAATGCATCTTCTAGTTTTTATTCAGCAGGAGATTTAGCATATTTTGAATCTAATTATAGATATCCTCTTATCAAAGATTGTGGTGATAATTATATTTATCCTATTGAACAAGATACTGATGGCAATATTATAGGTGCAAAAATAACACATCATAAAATGCCTGATACTACTCTTGAAGAACATTTTACAACTTCAGGTGGAAAAACATATATTTTACCTTTAGGTTTAAAGTTTGATAATATAAGTTTTCCTTCTGAATACAGTTCTGAAATAGCAGGTTATTATATAGTAAGAGAACAAAGAACTGAAAACAATAAGACAATACTTGACAAAGGTATCATTCATGAGAATGCTTACTTTACAGTAAATATAAATGATAAAGGTGATAAAGATTATTTTGTTCAAACAACTGTAGGCGGAAGACACCATAGAGAAGAAAATGCTGGAGGTAATTGGGATAGAGCATGGATACCAAATAAATCGTCTATAGATGTTGATTGTGGAAATACAGTCACTGGAGAATTGACAGAAATAGGTCCTGGAATATTTGGGTATGTAATTGAAAATAATATTTCATATAATCATAAATCTCAATCGTTTCATGGACCTGTTGCTAAGTTTTTAAAACCTTCTTTTAATACTTCTTTGTTTAAAATTGAACGAATATTAACAGGTAAAACAGAAATAATAACATCAGATAATCAATCAATTAATGATTTGTCAAGATATCATTATAATACAGATTATACTTCAAGCTCTGTATTTAATACATCTGATAAACAAACTAATATTAGTTTAGAAAAAAATCCTATTTATATTAATCCTCATAGTGAATTACCTTTAGGATATTTATCTAAAGCATTTATAAATTCATGTTCACAAGAAACATGTGTATTTGAAAGTAAAGATCCTTTTTATTGGATATCACAAAATGATACACAAAATGATGTTTCTTTAACAGAAGGAAATGAATATGATGCTAATGTGTTTTATGGTAGTTTAAAAAATTATAATAAAAATATTTATGGTCAAGCAGGTCTTCAAAAATATTTTAAGACTCATACTTGCATGATTAATAAAAACAGAACATCTACTGTTCAATTTGGAGGTGATTGTTTTATTACTAAATTTAGTTTTTTCAAATCTGCTTATACTAAACTTTGTAGTTGTTATGGTTGTAATACTGGAAATTCTGAAGATTTTGAAGTAGATAAAAATATGATTACATATTTTGTTGAATCAGAAGTTAATACTGAACTTAGACATTATGATATTACTAATTTATCAGATATAAGAACTACATTTTGGAATTACTTTAATGGTTCTTTACAAGATTTTTTTAATATAGATTGGAATGGTTTTACTTTTAATGATGACCCATTATTAGGAGCAGGTGCTCCTTGGAATCAGAATTTATATATGAAAAATCTTTATCTTTATAATAGAGATTATTCAATGTCTGATACAGTTAAACCTTATTTTTCTTTAGAATCTAATTATCAATATTGTAAAGAATGTGCTGAATCTTTTCCTCAAAGAATACATTATTCTGAAACAGGAAATCAAGAAGAGAAGTCTGATAATTACAGAATATTCTATGCTAATAATTATAGAGATTTACCTGCTCATACTGGTCCTATTACTAATTTATTTATAAACTTTGATGATTTATATGCACATACTGCATTAGGTCTTTATAAAATTATAACTAAACCTTATCAAATAAATACCAATCAAGCTACTTTATATGTAGGTACAGGAGAATTCTTTTCTGTTCCACCTAGACAACTCGTTTCAGTAGATTATGGATATGCAGGTTCAACTCAAAAATTTGCTACTAAAGCTACAGAGCATGGTACAATTTTTGTTGATGATAGTACAGGTAAAATATTTATGTTGACAGACCAATTAAAAGAAATATCTTTAGAAGGTATGAGAAATTGGTTTGAAGAAAACCTTGAACTTAAATTTAATAAACAATACAAACAACAATATGGTGTTGATTATAATTTAAAAGATCAGCCTGCATTACCAAATGGAGTTGGTGTTTTAACAACATTTGATCCAAGACATAAAAGAGTATTAATTACTAAAATAGATTATGAAGCTTTGAATACAATTCCTGAAACAATTGATTTTACAGATACTTCCAAATTTAAAAATAATTCTTGGACTATATCTTATTCTTTACTATCAAATACTTGGAGATCATGGCATTCTTATTTACCTAATTTTGGATTTAATGATTCTAATAACTTTTACACATCTATTAATTCTGTACCTAAAATATGGAAACATAATCAATTAAATTTTCAAACTTATTATGGAAAGAAACATCCACATGTTATTGAATATATTATAAAAGATAATTTAGGTCAAACAAAAACATTAGATACTATTTCTTATATTTCTAAAGTAGAAGAATGGAATTCAAATACTAAACAATGGATTGATAAAGATTATGAAACATTTGATAACATCATCGCATACAATACTTATCAAAGTACAGGTAAAAGACAAATTGAAGTTAAACAATCTCAAGATCCTTTTGCTAATTTAACAACTGTTTCTAATAAATGCTTTGCTTCTAAAATAGAAAAGAATTGGAACATTAATAATTTTAGAGATTATATTGGTAATAGAAACACTTCATTATTTACATCTAATTGGAATGATATTAAAACAGATTACTATATTGATAAAGTTCCAAATACATCTGCATTTAATTTTAATAAATCACCTTTTGAATTAGAAATGCTTAGAGATAAATATTTTAGTGTGAGATTATTCTATAAACCTGTACAAGATTATAAAATAACCACTGATATATTCTCTGGATTAAATAATGACTCTTATAGATAATAAATAATAGAAATATAATTTAACCTACTTTTAAATATTTTTTACGTATATTTGCAAGATTATGAAAATAAAGAAAAGACTTAAATATAAAAGCACCTTACCAAAAGCAGATTATGGTATGGATCCTAATGCTTTGTCTAATATGAATAAGCAGGCTGCTGAAGAAACCCCTGCTCAAGGAAAGGGTATGGGAGCAGCAATGGGTATGAACATAGCCAGTCAAGGACTGAATTTTATTAGTAGTTTAACACCACAAGATAATGATGATGGTATAGGTATGTCACATAAAGCAAGTAAAATTACTCGTGCTGTTTCTGGAGGTTTAGATGCTGCTGCTTCAGCAACAAGTTCTATTCCAATTGTTGGTTCTGCTATTGGTGGAGTATCTGCTTTATTTAAAATGATTAAAGGAGCTGTAGGTTATAAACGTGAAAATGATAGAAGTATAACAAGCAGGTTAGCAAAAAAAGAATATGACCCTACTCAAGATAATAATGATGGAATTGGAATGTCACATAAGGCAAG